AAAAGAATTAGACGAACTCGCTAAGATTGATCACCCATATATAAAGAAAATAAGAGTTTGTCATCTTCCATCAAACATTGGTTGTCCTGGTGGTTGGAATATGATAATCAAATCATATATGATGGCTCCATATTGGATAATAGTTAATCATGATGTTGCATTCACAGCAGGATTTTTAAATGCAATGGTAGATAAGGCATCAGAAAATGATGTAGGAATAGTTCATTCAAAGTTCGGTGAGTCTCTCTCTTTCAAAGATGAAGTTGGTTCCTTTGAGTGTTTCTTAATCAAAGACTGGGTCATACAAAGTCATGGATTATTTGATGAAAATCTATATCCAGTATATTGTGAAGATGTTGATTATGAGATGCGAATCAGATTAAAGCCATTCAAACGTGTTGCTGTAGATCTTCCCTATTTGCATGGGGATACAAATACTTATGATTCTGGATCTCAAACTTTAAAAGTTGAACCAGAATTAAAAGAAAAGATAAACATGTCTAGAATTTTAAATGAGACAGAATATCTAGCAAATAAGTGGGGGAAGGAATATTGGACTGAGGGTGCAACAGTATATAAAAAACCATTCAATAAAGAACTTCCAATCACAATAACAACTTACGATCTTGGATTCGTCAGAAAGAAAAATCTAGGATTTTAAAATGATATTAGATTGTTTTCCATATTTTAATGAAAGGGAGCTTCTTGAACTTAGAATAAACTTTCTAAAAGATCATGTTGATAGATTTATAATCTGTGAGGGAGACAGAACCTTTAGTGGTAATAAAAAAGAATTCACTTTAAGAAAAACAATCGAAGAACTCGGATTACCTAAAGAAAAGATTATAGTTATTCAGGTCAATTTACCATCCAACAATGATCAGATAGAACTTACTAAATGTGATTTAAAATTATCAGCTAACGATGAGATAAAAGCGAAAAATTGGGCTCGTGAAAGAATTCAAAGAGATGCCTGGATTTTTTTGATAGATAAGTTTAAAGAAGATACATACTTTATTGTTAGTGACTGTGATGAAATTATAAACCCAAAATTCATAGGATACTGTAAACAAGGATTAACAGATAAAAATAGTATAGTAAAAGTTCCTCTAGTTCAACTTGAGGGTAGAGCTGATATGAGAGTTTTCAATAAAGATGGAACTCCTTATTTTTGGGACTCTAAGATGTTTTTTTGTATGAAACATCACCTTCAAAAATTAAAGCCTAATGAAATTAGGAATAATATTGATCCTAATCCTGGAAACTTTAATCTTGTTTGGGTAAATGATTGTGGAGAAAGAGTTGAGGATATGGGTTGGCATTTTTCTTGGATGGGAGATTCTCACCAAAAAAAAATAAAGAGTAGTTCTTTTTCTCATTGTGACGATAGAATTGAGGGTTCTATTTTTGACAACTTAAATTCAACTGCTGCTCATAAGTTTTTTGATAATTGGATTCCAGAAGATGATGGAATAAATCCTTGGGGAAATAGTAAAACTATACTGAAGAAATACCCAAAAGAACTTCTACCTCAACAAATTTTTGAATTAGATAGGGTTAATAAATTTTTAATTGGAGATTTAAAGATGAAAAAAGTAGTTGACTGTTTCCCATTCTTCAATGAAAAAGAATTATTGGAACTCAGAGTGAATTTGTTGAAAGATTATGTTGATAAGTTCATTATATGTGAGTCCAACCAGACACACAGCGGAAAACCTAAAGAGTTTGTAGCTAATAGGCTAATTAAAGAATTAGGACTTCCTGCTGATATGATTGAAGTTATAGAGATGAATATTCCAAGTGAAGAAAACATCAATGTGAAACAAATTGATGAGATCAATTCAAAAGATTCAAATAGCACTAAAGAAGTCAAAGCGTGGTCTAGAGAAAGAATCCAAAGAGATGCTGTTCTTTGTATTTTAGATAAGTTTGAGGACGATACTGTTTTTATAATGAGCGATTGTGATGAGATTATTAATCCTGATGCTATCAATTATTTTACTAATTTCTGCAGAGATAAAAAGCAATACATAATCAAAGTTCCTCTGGTTCTGCTTGAGGGTAGGGCTGATATGCGAGTTTACTCGGGCGAGGAGCCAGTGAAATGGAATCAATCTCTCTTTATTTGCACGAAAGCGCAATTAAAGAGTTCTCCCCCAACTAATATTAGATCTAATATTGAAAATAAGTTTGAAATAGTTTGGCTAACTCAAGATGGAAAAACCATAGAAGATATCGGTTGGCATTTCACTTGGATGGGTGACGAAAATCGCAGAAAAACAAAAGCAGAATCATTCATACACTATGCAAACATAAATGCAGTCAATACTCTTTCTTCTGAGTCTATGTATCAGATCAACAATACCATTAATAAATATTCACTGAAGAAATACCCAATTTCTTCTTTGCCTAAGAAATTATTTGAACTTGAGAGGGTTAAGAATTTTCTTCTAGGTGAAAGTAACTTCACTAAACTTCTATGAGAAATCTAATGAAAATGTTACATGATACTTTAACGTATTTAATCATAACAACATATTTGTTAATGGTTCTTTTTCTATCAAAAACAGCTTTTGCAGCAACGCCACTCCCTCAGATTCCAGACTCTCGCCTCACACCAGGAGCGATTAATTCAGAAGCAACTAAGCGCAAGATTTGTGTTCCTAACTATACATCAGGATCAGATATTCATGGTGCAAAAATTAGAAACGTATCTGAGTCTCTGAAGAAGAAAGTTTTCGCTGAATATAATATTGACCCAACAAGCGACAAGTTTGAGATTGACCATTTGATTAGTCTGGAGTTGGGTGGCACCAATGACATTAAGAATCTCTGGCCACAATCATATACAACAACACCATATAACGCGCATATGAAAGATAACCTAGAGAATACACTACATAGAATGGTATGTTCTAATCAGATGAATCTATCTGACGCCCAAAGAGAAATTTCCACCGACTGGATTTTAGCATACAATAAATATGTTAAATCTGAAAAATAGTTTTTAAGGAGAGATGATGTCAGACCCATATGTAGAAATGTCATGCCCTAACTGTGAATCACAATACGCAGTAGAATTCCTAATTGCAAACGTCAGCGGAGATCCAGAATATTGCCCATTCTGCGGAGATGAAATCCCAGAAGAAAGTGATTATGATGAAGATGAGGAAGAAGATGAGGAAGAAGATGAGGATCAATGGTAATTGGAATCGATTACTCATTGACTTCTCCTGCTATGTGTGTAATGGCTGAACCGAACATTAAAAAATCAGTGTTTTATTACCTAACATCTAACAAAAAATTAGTCGGAAATTTTCATAACGCAATAGGTTATTTACATAAAGAATATTATACTGAGCAAGAGAGATATGATAATATAGCTGAGTTCTTTATTAGCAAGATTCCAACTAACCCAATCCCAGAAATCTTTATAGAAGATTATTCATTCGGTTCGACAGGTAAAGTATTTCACATAGCTGAAAATGCAGGTTTACTGAAATATAAGTTATGGGAAGTTGGTTTTAAATTTACTACAATTCCTCCAACAGTTATTAAGAAATTTGCAACTGGAAAGGGTAATGCTGATAAAGCTAAAATGTATGAAAGTTTCCATAATGAAACTAAAGAAGATTTTGCTATGCTCTTTAATAAGAATCTAACTCTAGGGAGTCCTGTGACTGATATTGTCGATGCATATTATATTGCCAAGTGTGGATATGAACAAATACACAATAAAGGGGTAGTATAATGGAAGAGCAAACAAAAACATTTAGAAAGTTAATTCTAAATGAAGAAGATGTGGATGGAATTGCATTTCATATAGATGAAGCCCAAACAAACGAGGATAGAATAGCCTGGAATTTTACAATAATGAAGCTTAATGAGGATGAGAATAAAGATTTCTATCTTCATGAACTTGGCTATAAGTATCAAATTGTGCTATATAAAGATGAAGAAGCTGAGGTATTTGAAGCAGTACTTGGAGACGTTAAACACTATGTGACTAACATGGTTAACGCCAACCAAGAGGGTCTGGTTATCAAAAAGTGTAAAAAATCAGAAGAAATCTTAGATAAGATTTTTCGTGGACATTTAATGCAAGCATTAGCAGCTGGTTTAGTTCAAGTGGCAAGTGCAAAAACAGAGGTTATATGAATTATCTCGTGGCAGGTGGTGCTGGGTTTCTTGGCTCACATTTAGTGGAAAGACTTTTGAGAGAAGGACATTATGTTACAATCGTTGATAATTTATGCACAGGACAAATTACAAACCTTGAGGGATATATTCCTAGTGATAGGTGTTCTTTTGTTGGGATTAATATTAATGACATTGGTGGTGACTTATTTGATGGGCGTAATTTTGACGGTATTTTTAATCTCGCTTGTCCTGCTTCTCCCATCCATTATCAAAACATTCCTATCGAAACGACGCTCACCTGCGTCATAGGTACTAACAATTTATTGAAACTGGCGGTGCGTCATGGATGTAAAATTCTCCAAGCATCTACTTCCGAAGTATATGGTGACCCAGAGATTAGCCCACAGTATGAGCATTATGTTGGACATGTTAATAGCTATGGTCCTCGCGCTTGTTACGATGAGGGTAAGCGTGCTGCAGAAGCTTTATTCTATGACTACAAGCGCATCCACAAAGTTGATACTAGAATCGTTAGGATATTTAATACTTATGGTCCTAATATGTGCGTTAATGATGGTCGTGTGGTCAGTAACTTCATAGTACAAGCACTCAAAAACGAAGACATCACAATTTATGGAGATGGTAGCCAAACACGAAGCTTTTGCTACGTTGATGATCTTATCGATGGTATACTCGCGGTATTCAACTCTAACATACAGACACCCGTTAATATTGGAAATCCGAATGAATTTACAATGTTAGAACTTGCTGAGAAAGTATTAAGAACAACACACTCAAAGTCTAAAATTACATTCCTCCCTCTCCCAGAAGATGATCCAAAACAGCGTCGCCCCGATATAGGGTTAGCTAACTCATTGAATTGGAACCCAAAAATTCCACTTGACATTGGGCTATATTCTACGGTACAATACTTTGAGGGTAAGTTGAATAAGTGAGGAATTTATGTTTTCTTTTGATGAAATCTATGAGAAGTTGAAACACAACGTCGTTAATGTAACTTTTACAAAAGTTGATGGGTCTACTCGCAATATGCGATGCACTCTAAAGGATACTTTTCTTCCAGAACAATTCCGCGGAAAGGGAGCCGTTCTGACGGAAGGTTCTAATGTTTTGCGAGTATTTGATCTGGATCTAAATGAATGGCGTTCTTTTAGAGTTGACTCTGTGACCAATTTGGGCTATGATAGTGGCTCAATCGCTAGGAATCAACTTAATGGCTAAATTTGTAATGGTGAAAGAAACGGAACCTCTTTATGAGAAGGAAGGGGTTCCTGCTTCTCAATCTGAAATCGGTGCTGCTCTCTCTTGGTATCATGCCAATAGAAATGAAAAGGATGCTGCAAAGTATCTGAGCTGTGATCTCAAAGTTGCGAAGAATCACACCACATATGCTTGGACTATTCGACTCAGGCAGAGAGGGTTTCTCTTTTCTGAAGAAACTGAGAAGAACGTCTCGATTCTTAAAGATAAGTTTGAGTCAGCATTGTTAGATGCAGGAAAATTGATTGAGGTTCTTGACGAAGATGGCAATGTTATTGCAAATAATAAAGTTGTCATTAATCTGCAAGAACGCATTTCTTCTAAAACCGATGAATATATCGGTGAACTTGAAGGAATGGTGGATCGATATGGATTTGGTGAAGATTCTGAGAACTTCAATGCATATGACTGGTTTGTTAAAAACGAAGTTAAGCCAATGCATGCTTCTAAGATTATTGATTATTTCCGAAATAGAGCATCTGTTCTTCTGAGTGCTCTTGAGGATAAAGACAAAGAATATGTAAAAGCCCACACCTCTTTGGGTAAGAACAGAATCAAGAACATTCTTACTGTAATGGCGAATATTGTAAAGGATGCTGAGCGTCTAGCTCAGAATGTCAATAAGAGTCGAAAGCCGCGCAAGAAAAAGGCAGTCAACTTTCAAAAGTTGGCGGCGAAAGTTAAGTTTAAAGAGAAGGATGATTCCTTCAAGATTCAATCTATTGATCCAATCAATATTATTGGTGCTTCTCAGGCTTGGGTATTCAACGTAAAGACGAAGCGTCTCGCCGTCTATACGGCAGCAGACGACGCTGGGCTCTTTCTTAAGGGAACTACTATAACCTCTTTCTCTAATGAGAATTCTTATGCTAAAACGCTTCGAAAACCTGAAAAAGTTTTGAATAATGTCTTAAATGGGGGTAAACTAGTCTTAAGGAAGCTAATGTCTGACATAACTGGTAAGAATTTTCCCGTAAATGGTCGAATTAACACTGATACAATCATTCTCAGAGCCTTAAAGTAATAAATATTGATATCTTTCAAGAGGTTTCTTAGATGATTACGATCTCATGCTATCATTTAACAAAATCTGATATATTCTTAATTCGCAAATTTTGCAAGTTTGTTCTAGAGAAGTTTGTCAAAACATCTGTTCTAAACAAATCTTTAATCAAAATTGAGATTATTCATCAAAATGATTTAGAAAATCACGCAGATATTGATGACTTGAAAAAGTTCAATGCTTGGGTGGTCTATGAAGGTGTTATCAATGATAAGAAAGTCTTCAAAGTTGTTCTGAATTCGAATCAAATAAATAAGAAAGCTAAGAAACCTCTCACAAGATTGAAGAAAATTCTTATTGATCTTGGACATGAATTGGTCCACGTCAAACAATATCTAAATAGTGAGTTGTTTGATTATGTTGCTGGTGGTGTTAGATATAAAGGTTCATACTTCGATCAATCATATCAAGTGAGTGAAGAATTATATTATGAATCGCCTTGGGAAGTTGAGGCGTATGGGAGAGAATGGGGTTTGTATAAAATGTTCACAACTAAACTGAAGGAAGACAAGAAGAGTTAATTATGGCTAAGAAGCATTATGAGTTTGATGAGATGGATGTAGAAGACAACTGGGGCGAATATAAAAAAAGTTCCAAAAAGAAAAGAAATCACAGAGACAGTGAATCTTCTCAAAAAAGAAGTTTAAAGGACTATAACCTAGAAGAAGATTATTATGAACAAGAAGATTATGACTACAGACGTGGAACTGATCGATGGTAAAGATATTTACTTAGACAAAGGTGAAAGAATTCTTACATATAAAAATAAAGTGACTGGTGAAATCATATACAGCACTTCTAAATATACGATTCAAAACATTCAAGGCAAAGACTTCATTCCAGTCTTTAAAAAACCTTTTAATCCAAAAGAGCGCCGAGTCAATCTAATTGCAGTAGATGCGATTGAAAGAATGAAAGTATGAATAATAATGATCATTTTTGGAGTATTTTAAAAGTTCTCCCCACAGATTATTCTGATTATGGTGGACAAGTAAAACGTTCGGAAGAAGTTGAAGGATATTATCCAGATTGCAGCAACGGTTGTCGGTACTGGAATCCATTATATGATACAAGTTCAAATAAACAAGATTCTGATTGGGGTGTTTGTTCTAATCCTAAGAGTCCAAGAAAAGGTTTACTGACACGAGAACACCAAGCTGGTCTTGGTTGTCATATTAGTGGTTAATTTTTTTGACTTTTAGAGTATATTTTCATATACTTATATGGAGGACATTTAAATGAATATTAAGAAAATTATTACAGTTTTGATAGTAAGTCTAAGTCTCACAACAGTATCGGTAGCCAGTCCTGCTGCTCATCACGGGCACGCCAATCATGAATTGCATGAATTGCATGAGGCACATGAGCATCACGAAGGGCATGGTTTTGGTTGGGGTGGAATATTTGGTGCTATAGTTCTGGGTGGAATTGTTGCGCATGAAGTTGATGGTTATTATTACGACACAGAAGATCGAGAAGTCCGTCGTGTTGTGGTTTGTAATGATATTCCTTTGTATACACGTTATGGAGATATTTACGCATATCAACATGTGTGTCATGAAGAGTGGGTTTCAGTTTATTAATTTTTAATTGGAGATATTATGAAGAAATTTATTATTCTTGCCAGTATGTTGGCAATTTCAAGTGTTGCTCTTGCTAAAGGTCCTGATAATCATCCAGGAGTTTGTGACGGCAGCGTAGCTGATGATGTTGGATGTACCACAAACAGTGGTGGTTCGTCATCCAATACAAACAATAATACCAACAATAACACCAATTTGCAAGGTCAGCTTCAGGGTCAAATTCAAGGACAGAAGCAAAACATCAGCAATAGTGGCAACTCTAGCGCAACTGGTGGATCAGTTTCTAATAGCGGTAATAGCACCAACACCAATAATCTGAGCACTGGAGCAAGTACGAGCAACTCGCAAGCTAGCAATAACGGCAACGGAAGCAATAATACTGAGATCAATTATCAGAATTATCGAGCACCCGTCAATACGAGTTATGCTCCAAGCCTTACTAGTGGTTTTGATACTTGCTTGGGTTCTATTAGTGGTGGCGTTCAGACTCAGATTCTTGGTTTGAGTGGCGGTGGCACTAAGGTAGATAAGAACTGCGTATTGATCAAGCAAGTTCATCTTCTTAAGGAAATGGGGATGAATAACGCTGCATGTATCCGAGCCCATGATGATGCTGATATGGCAAAGGCGATGGATGCTGCTGGTGTTGATTGCTCAAGCTACGATCAACCTAAGATTGTAGAGAAGATTGTTGTAGTTGAAAAAGAGAAGGTTGTTTATGTGCAAGATCCAGCTTGGAACGCACCTCCCGCAGCAGCAAAGGCTGAACAGGTTGCTCCCAAGAAACTTGCGCGTAAAGCTACTCTTTCTAAGAAAGATTGTCCTCCCACATCAACCAAATAATTGGAGTTTGTTATGAAAGATGAACATAAATTTATTTTTAAGTTTTTAATTGCCCAAGCTGTTGTTACAGCAATTGTGGTATTTCTAGTCGAGAACTTTGCAAAATTCTGATATGCTACACCACCCCCAACAATTAATTGGGCTGGATGAGATTACAGCGAAAAAATCCATCTCGGACAATAACTATACATGGCAAGTTGTTAGCCGAGATGGATGTAAAGTCTCACACTATAAGAATATTGATTTTAAAAGATTTAATCTCATAATTGAAGATGAAACAGTAATGAATGCATATTTGGGATAATATCATTTTGTAAATGAAAGGTTGAATAGAATGAAATATGAGGGATTTGTTGTTGCGCATAATTGTGCCATTGGAATTAGAATTAACTTTTAAAAATTATGAAAAAGTACGCAGAAATAACTGAGGTGAAACAGCAATTAGCTTCTATCACTTGCGACTGTTGCAAAGTGGATTATTATGATCCATATGAAATCCAAGAGTTTCTTTCTTGGGAAGATACCTGTGGTTACGGTAATCAAACTTTTGGTGACTTGACTATAATTGAAATTGATTTGTGTCAGTATTGTGTTGAAGCATTATTGGGAAAATATATCAGAGTAACAGAACAGGGTCTTTAGCTCTAAGTGCGACTATAGCTCAAAGGTAGAGCAGAGAACTCATAATTCTTAGGTTGCAGGTTCGATCCCTGCTGGTCGCACCAATTTATAGGCATTATATGAAAAAATACGAAACAATTAATTTTGAACTTGTTCCTGAAGAAGACTATGAACATTTGCCAAAAGGTGTGGAAGATTTCACTACAAAATCCCGAGAATATTTTGATGTAAATGAAAAACAAAAAGCACTGTTAAAGGCACTCGATAGCCTGAGTGAATCTTTAATAGAAAATTCTAAGGATTATGAGAAAGGATGCAATGATTGGTGGTCGAGTCTTTCATATAATGAACGTTTGATGGCTTTCTATTCTGTATGTAAACGCATACATAAAGGTGATATTGAAGAACGTCGAAGTTATCGTGGTGTCATATATGATGTATTTAAATTTGGTCCTGATGCCTATAGCACAGGGATGGATTGTGGATACATGGATATTCATAATTACATCATTAAGGGAATTGAAGCTGATCATAAAGAGATTGAATTGGTTAGGAAGGAAAAAGAAAATGGAACCACTTGAACGATTGAGTAATGTTGAAAATGAAGTCAAGAAACTCCGCGATGAGTTGGAAACATTACGCAATGAAATTACTAAAATAAGTACACAAAATAAAGAAAAAATTGTTGAAGAAAAACCAACAGGCGATAGATATGGAATTAAAGTTCCATTAGATGAAGATTTAACTGATTGGCTCTGGGTCACTGACATGGCCAGCGGCAATCCTCAAACCTATAGCAGCAAAGAAGAAGCTGCGAAAGCAGGAAATGTGTGGGGTGTACATAGAGTTGTTAAGGTAATCTGATTATGAAAAATGAACTTGATGAACTTCTTTGTAAGAAGTATCCTGAGATTTTTGTTAATCGTCATGCGCCAATGACACATACATGTATGTGTTGGGGATTTGATTGTGGTGATGGTTGGTACAATATTATTGATCGACTGTGTGCCAATATTAAAGCGCATGTGGATAATCATAATCGTAATGTTGAGAGTAATATTAAACATCAAAAAATTCGAGATGCAGCTCTAGATGGCGATTGGTCGCTCTTTGATGAAGATTATGAAAGACTTTATCCATCTTCTCTAATTGACAATAATAAGTATTGGACTGAGGAAAGGGCGAAAGAACATCGCGAACATATGATGCGAGAACTTATTGGTGATATTCCCGATTGGCGTAAAGATACTGAGTATATGAAATCGCCAGTTGCGGTTCAGGTCAAAGAAAAGTATGGGACGCTTCGTTTTTATTATGATGGTGGGGATCGCTTCATCGATGGTCTGGAATTTATGGCAGAATCAATGTCTGCTGTAACTTGTGAAGTATGTGGCAATCCTGGCAAACTAGTCGGCGGTGGATGGGTTCGCACTCTTTGTAAGACCCATGCCGAAGAACAGAATTACAATTGGTGCGATGAAGAAAAATATGATGATATTGACTATTTGCCCTTTGGGCATCCAATAACTAAAGGAGATAATGATGAGTGATTATATTGGTAAGAGAGTTCCTGGCAATGTTATTTTCAAGACTCGTGTTCGCGATGAGTCCGTTGGTGGACCCAATCCGTATCGTTGGGAGGATGTCAAGTCTGGTGATTTGTTTAAGCGCAAGCGCAGTGTATTGTTTGCTCTTCCAGGAGCATTCACGCCAACTTGTTCCACATTTCAATTGCCAAAGTACGAAGAACTCTTTCCTGAATTTCAAAAATATGGGATTAAGGCAATCTATTGTTTGAGTGTTAATGATGCTTTCGTCATGAACTCTTGGGGCAAGGCACAGAATGTCAATAATGTTAAGTTGATTCCTGATGGCAGCGGCACCTTCACTAAGAAGATGGGAATGCTCGTCAAGAAGGATAACCTCGGATTCGGTGCTCGCTCGTGGCGTTATGCGATGGTTGTCAAGAACGGTCGCGTTGAACAAATGTTTGAAGAAGCTGGAAAGGATCACAATATTGAAACTGATCCTTATGAAGTTTCAAACCCAGAAACCATTCTTGCTTGGCTCAAGAATAATCCGTGATTGTGATGAATAAGTGCAAGTGGTTAATTCTGCTTGCACTCTTTTCAAATGCATATGCTTCCACTCCAGCGGTAACTACATCTGAAGTCAATGGCATTGCATATCTAACGAGCAAATCGGGTAATCATACTGCTAGAATAGGATTGAATACTGCTTGGGGTGGCTCAATTGTTGAAGTCAGTTTAGATGGTATAAATTATGTAAACGAACACGATACTGGTCGCAATGTTCAAATATCATTCTATGACGGAAATCAACCATATACCAACTTTAACTGTAGTCCATGTATTGGTACTTGGGGTTGGAATCCTGTTCTTGGTGGTGACAAATATAATCATGGAAGTCCAGTAACTTCCGTGCAACTGAATGGGACATCCCTTTCAATAACATCCACTCCACTAGAGTGGAATCCAGACGACAAGGGTGGTGGGGCTAATGTGCCTATTGTCTCTGACATAACAGTACAGCAAATCGTGACGTTAGTTCCAAATGAACCTCTAGCGTTCAAGATTCATACTATCGTCACTCATATGGGTTCTGATTTACATTATACAAACAATCAAGAGTTTCCTGCTGCCTACGTTGGATCGCAATATAACAAGATAACATATTATGGTGGAACAAATCCTTGGACGAACGCACCAATCACTTCCAAGAACCTTTCCTTAAATGCCACCACTACTTATTATTCTGAAAAGTGGTCTTCATACACAAACAATTCTAATTTAGGATTGACTGTATATGTGCCAAGTCAATACCCAATATTTACCGCAGCACAAATTCCAGGAAGTGGCGGTAGTGGTCCTTTTGGGGATAATTCTAATTATTCTCGTCAAATTGCACCAATGACAATCAGCCCATACTTCACTTTCTCATCTGATTTTTATTTGATTCCAGGAAGCATTTCTTCTGCAAGAAGTTCTATCTATTCGATAGAAAAAACACTACTCAATAGTGATATTGCTTTTCCATTAGCAAACGTTGAATCACCTTCTCCCAATTCGATTCTCAATGGGATAGTTTATATTTCTGGATGGGCTTTTGACAACGTTGCAGTATCAGCAATCCAGATATTCGTCGATGGAATTCTATATTCAACCACAACTCCGACGACTCAGAGACCTGATGTCGCTTCTGCATATCCCAATCTTGCGCCTCTCTATAGCGGTTGGGCAATGCCATTTAATACATCATCATATTCGAATGGAACACACTTCATTCTTGTGAAAATAATAGATACATCAAGCAATATAACAATTTATCCAATAATAAAAGTCTTGATATCTAATTAAATATTAGATTTAGTTTCCTTCTAATCTAAATCCCTAAATAAGAGTAATTAACAGCCTCTTATCTGGGGATTTTCATGCCATTTAAAAGAATTCATTTAACCGATCTAGGTTTTATATTCTAATATATTACAAATAAATATAAGATGCAGATTCAAGGAAACTAAATGACATACACAAGCACCCAATTTCCTGTACCAATAGTTATTGGCGATCTCCCCGCAGGAAATAATCCAGCAAATGTCTTTGATCACAATTTCAACACTGTTTCAGGATATCTCGCAAATATTGCAAATTCTATACAAGTCACCTCAGGAGGGGTTGGCGGGAGCGGAGGAGCACAAGGCGCACAAGGAACAAGAGGATTTTCTGGAATAAATGGTTTAGATGGTGTACAGGGCACACAAGGAACAGCTGGTGTTCGTGGTTTAACGGGATCCCAGGGAACTCAGGGATTGCAAGGAACTCAAGGTTCTCAAGGATTACAGGGAAGTCAAGGTAATGATGGTATATCAGGCTCACAAGGAACAGCTGGTGTTCGCGGTTTAACTGGATCTCAAGGCACTCAAGGAATACAGGGTTTTGGTGTGCAGGGTTCATCTGGAACATCAGTCACCATTAAAGGAAGTGTTCTTACTGCGAATTCATCTAACTTCACAGCAATCGATCCGACTCCAATTGTCGGTGATGGTATTATTGCCCAAGACACTGGACACTTATGGGTATATACTGGAAGCGGAACAATTAGCGGATTCGCTGATGTGGGTACAATTGTTGGACCACAGGGACCACAAGGAATTCAAGGAAGACAAGGAACTCAGGGAATCCAGGGAACACAAGGAACTCAGGGTTTAATTGGAACTGGTCTGCAGGGAACCCAAGGAACAACTGGTTCTCAAGGACAAACAGGAACCCAAGGAACAACTGGTTCTCAAGGACAAACAGGAACCCAAGGAACTATTGGCTCTCAAGGAACTATTGGTTCTCAAGGAACTATTGGATCTCAGGGAACTACTGGAACTCAGGGAACTATTGGTTCTCAAGGAACTACTGGAACTCAAGGAACAACTGGTTCTCAAGGTTTGACTGGAACTCAAGGACAAACAGGAACCCAAGGAACTATTGGCTCTCAGGGAACTATTGGTTCTCAAGGAACTATTGGATCTCAGGGAACTATTGGTTCTCAGGGACAAACAGGAACCCAAGGAACTACTGGAACTCAGGGAACTACTGGAACTCAGGGAACTATTGGTTCTCAAGGAACTACTGGAACTCAAGGAACAACTGGTTCTCAAGGTTTGACTGGAACTCAAGGAACTATTGGTTCTCAGGGACAAACTGGAACCCAAGGAACAACTGGTTCTCAGGGAACTATTGGTTCTCAAGGACAAACTGGAACCCAAGGAACAACTGGTTCTCAAGGAACTCAAGGAACTCAGGGAATCACTGGTTCTCAAGGAACTATTGGCTCTCAGGGAACAACAGGAACCCAAGGAACAACTGGTTCTCAAGGTTTGACTGGAACTCAAGGAACTCAAGGAACTCAGGGAATCACTGGTTCTCAAGGAACTATTGGCTCTCAGGGAACAACAGGAACCCAAGGAACAACTGGTTCTCAAGGAACTACTGGCTCTCAGGGAACTATTGGTTCTCAGGGACAAACAGGAACCCAAGGAACTATTGG